CACCCGTTCGTACGGTTCTGCGCGGCGGTTGTTGGCCCGGTGGATCTCGTCCAGGCTGATGCCGATGCCGACGGTGGCGGGGTCGGCGGCGGTGGCGCCGTGCGCCTTCGCCCACTTCGCCAGCACCCGGATCTTAAAATCGCTGGTACAGGCGCGGTTGCTGGGGGCGCCGTTGCTCATCCGGACCGGGATGGGCAGCGACCTGGACCCTTCCCGGGTGAGCCGGCCCAGCAGGGTCTCGGTGGTGCCGTCGCGTTTCACCCGGTCCACCACGTCCAGGGTGATGCCGTGCGCGGCGGCGTACGGGGCGGCCACGTCCCGGACGTAGGCCAGGGTGGCGGGGTGTTCGGAGTCGTCGCCGACGTTGGCCAGCACGAACCGGGGGTAGTCGATCCGGCCCGCGGCGGCGAGCACCAGCAGCGCGGTGGACTGCACCCCGCCGCCGTAGCTAACGAACCTCACCTAGCGTCACATCCCACCTGTTGAGAACACCGCGTAGCGCCACGCTGCGGTTACCTTACGTAATATCCGTTATCGGCACGGATTCCTGGACGCCTGTTCGACAGCTGCTCCCGGGGTCACCCACCGTGGTCGTCGAAGAACGGCCCGGACGGCCAGTCGCCCGCCGCCGGCTGCTGCTGCGGCCGGACCCGGGCCGGGGACGCCATCCGGTCGGTCACCGCGGCCAGGATCTGCTCCAGGTGCGGGTCGAAGATCCCGGACCGGATCAGCAGCAGCAGCTCCAGGGCCTTGTGGGCGACCAGTTCCGCGTCGCCGGTCACAGCGGCGCGGCCGGGTCGCCGTCCGGCTGGATCTGGCAGGCGTACCGCACGTGGTTCAGCTGCCCCTCGTCCACCTCGGTCACCTCGGCGGTGTAGATCCCGGCCAGCTGCCCGGCGACCAGCGCGTCCGGGTTCCCGACGTAGTAGAACCGGCGGCCGGCCGCGGCGGCCGCGTAGATCCGGCCGTCCCCACCGGCGATCCGAAGTAGCTGCATCACGTCGTCATCCTCCACAGGTTCGGGTTCGGGTTCGGGTTCGGGCGGGGCGGCGTCGCCCAGCAGCGCCGCCACCGCGGCCAGGTCGGCGGCGTCCACCTGGATCTCGAAGTGCATCTCGTCATAGCCCTCCAGCCACGACACGGCGCCCTGCACCTCGTCCAGGATCTGATAGATCACCCCGCGCTGCGCCGCCGTGAACGTCCCCGACGACCCGTTGGGATGGTCCGGGGCATTCCAGTCGATCGCCGTCCCGCTGGCGTGGCAGGACAACTGCGACGGGTTGTTCACGTTGGCCTTGTACGTGTAGCCCCAGTTCCAGCCGTCCACGCAGGGTTCCACCCGGGCGTCCAGCTGCCGGGCCACGTACCCCAGCACGATGGTCACGTCGCCGGCCTTCGCGCCGCCGGGGAACACGTCGGAGGACACCACCCCGATGGACGCCTTGTCGTCGGACGCCGGCCACCCGTTATAGCTGGTGGCCATGCTCCCGCCTCCATTCGGCCAGCCGGTCCCGGGCGATCCGCCGGGCCACGTCCAGGGGCAGCACCGGGCGGGGCGTGTCGGTGTGCGGCGGCGGGTCCTCCGCGCGGGGTTCGGTGCGGCGCGGCACCGGCCAGGTCGGGTCATGCAGCGTCGTCATCGGGCTACCCTCCGGGTCATGCGGAACAGGATCGAAACCATCGCCGGCGTGCTGGTGCTCACGGTGGTCGGGGCCGGGTTCGCCCTGGTGCAGGGGATCATCGCGGCGGCCGCTCACATTCGGCGCCGCACGTCCCGCAGAACAGGGTGAACTCCACCGGGACCTGCGAACAGTCCTTCGCGGCGCCGTGCTCGGCGCAGTCCGGGTTCGGGCACGTCGCGGTCATCAGCTGCCCCAGGCGAAGATGTTCACGGCCAGGAAGGTGGAGGCCACCGGGGCGCCGCCCGCGCCGTAGGCGCGGAACCAGAGCACCCCGGGCGGCGCCCCGGTCAGTTTCGCCCAGGTCACCACCCCGGTCCCGGACAAGATGATCAACCCGCCGTCCACGGCGCCCAGCGCGGTCTGCACCGCGATGTCGCCGGTGCCGTTGGTGGAGTACCCGGCGGCGGCGAACCAGAGCCGCGGGGCCGGGGTCTGCACGGTCAGCCGGTCGGCGAGTGCCTTGATCGCGGCGGCGCCGTCCCGGACGGGCGCGGTGGGTTCCGGGTACGGGAGCAGCGTGCCGGTGGTTCCCATGATGGGTTCCTCTCGTCAGGGGTAGGTGACGCCGTACAGGTCCAGCCAGGACAGGCCCGGGTCGTAGTCGGCCCAGGTCCAGGCGGGTTCGGACGCGGTCCACGGGAAGTCGCCGGCGGCGGACCCGGTCGCGGAACTGGTGGTCAGCTCCAGCACCCAGGACCCGGCCCGGTAGGCGTAGGTGCCGCCCTCCACGTACAGGGCCACCCGGTCCTGCCCGGCGGTCATCGGCCCGGCCCAGTCCGGCAGGTCGGTCAGGGTGATCGGCAACCCGTTGCGGCGGGTGCCGTCCAGCAGCTGCATCACCGCGGAGATCTCCGCCGGGCCCAGGTCACCGGTGGTGTCCCAGGACAGGTTCTCGATCCGCCACGCCACCACCGAAGACCGGGCCAGCCAGGTCACCGCCTGCGCGGCGGCGTCCGCCTGGGTGACCAGCTGGGTGGACACCGACAGCCGGCGGGCGCCGATCAGCGCCATCGTCTCCGGGGCGGTCGCCTCCACGAACCGGTCGGTGGGCCGCAGCACCGGCGGCGGGCCCGGGTCGGTGGTCTGCTCCCGCCAGGTCAGGTTCACCATCGACATGGTGTCGGTCATGTCCAGCAGGAACCGCACCGGGGCGGCGTCGATATTGCAGGCGGTGACCGGCAGCGCGGTGGCCTCCGCCGCGGCGGACGGCACCACGTGCACGAACCCGTTCTGGGTCAGGGTCAGCGCGGCCGGCCGGGCGGCGATGTCCTCGATCCGCATCACCTGCCCGGTGACCAGGTGGGTGGCGGTCCACAACGCCCCGGCGCAGCTGGTGGCCAGCTGCTGCAACAGCGCGGTGGCCGGCTGCCGGTCCACGTCCCGGTAGGTGACCTGCAACCCGGCGACCCCGGGGTCCACGCCCAGGGTGACCGGCTGCCCGGACAGCGCCACGATCCGCTGCGCCCGGTCGCCCAACGGTTCCGCATTCCAGGGCACGTCCCCGACGAACCGATTCGCCAGCTCGGCGAGCCAGTCCTGCGCGATCACCTGCACGGTGGCGTCCGGGCCGCCGTCCCACTGGGTGATCACGTCGGTGATCCGCCCGGAGAACACCAGCGCGGAGTCGGCGGCGCCGGCGGCCGGGGCCAGCAGCTGCACCCCGGTCACGGTGAACGTGCCCAGCTGCTCCCAGGTCGGGGCGGCGGCCAGGTCCGCCCAGGCGGTGCCGTCCAGCTGCTCCCAGGCGGGCCCGGTGGGGTGCACCCGGACCTGCAACCCCAGCCACACCCCGGCCGGTGGAGTGAACGTCACGTCGACGGCCGGGGCGGCCGGGGTCGCCGGGGGCAGCACCCGGGCGTCGGACCCGTCCGGGCGGGTGAACGCCACCGGCCGGACGGTCGCGGCCCAGCCGGCCCAGCCGCAGAACACCGCCGGCGCCGTCACGGTGGCGGTGAACCGCCACGCCTGCCCGGGCAGGGTCCGCGGCACCGTGTCCCAACCGAACGGGTCGGTGGTGTAGGCCAGCGGCGGGAAGGTGACCAGCATCGCCAGCCCGGTGCCGTCGGCCACCGCGGTGGCGGTGCCCGGCGGGGCCACCAGCACCCGGTCGGCGTGCACCAGGTCCGACGGCAGCAGCTCCGGGATGGTGGACACGTCCGGGTCGGGGTAGACCACGGTGTCGGTCCGCACGTCCACCGGGCGGCCGATCAGCAGCGAGGGCACCAGCCGGTCCCCGTGCAGCGGGTCCAGCACGTGGAACACGCAGCTGCTGGGCTGCGGCTGGTCCACCGTGCTGCTGCGACCCCAGGTGATCGACAACCCGGACAGCACCGCCGGCGCGGCCGGGTCCAGCGAGGTGCAGCCGTCGCTGATCGGCTGCCCGTCGATCAGCACGGTGCAGCCGACCTCGTTCCCGCCGCTCACCGGGCGGTCACCGTGGACGCCCGGCGGGCCCGCCGGGTCAGCAGCTGCTCGATCGCCCGGGCGGCGCCGTCCGGGTCGGTGACATGCCCGGTGATCTCCACGTTGTAGGTCACGCTGCCGCCGGCAGCGCCCAGCGACCCGGGGTCCAGCCGCAGCCGCGGCGCGGCGTGGAACGCCACCACCGGGGCGCCCAGGTCCGCCGCCTGGGTGTCCGGGGCGGCGAACGCGGCCAGCCCGGGCTGCTGCGGCGGCGCCACCGGCGGCGGCAGCGACACCGACCTGGGCACCGCCGCGATCGCGGACTGCGCCGCGGAGGTGTTCGCGGTCACGTTCACCGTGGCGGTGTAGGACCCGTTCACCACCCGGGCGATCGCCGCGTCCGCCGGGGAGGTGTTCGCCGCCACGGTGATGGTCAGGGTCCGGGACTGGGTCACCAGGGCGGTGATCGCGCCCTGCGCGGCGGTGGTGTTGGCCTGCACCTGCACGGTGGTGTCCCTCGCCTGCCCGGTGAACTGCTGCACCTGGGAGGTCGCCGGGGCCACGTTCGCCTGGGTGACCACGGTGGCCTGGTACGGGGCCTTCGCCACGGTGTTCAGCTGGGTGGTGGCGGCCTGGGTGTTCGCGTCGGCGATCACCTTGGCCATGTAGGACTGCCCGGCGGCCTTGTCGATCGCCCCGGTCGCCGGGGCCACGTTCGCGGACACGTCCACCGTCTTCGGCGGGATCTGCGCCGCCTGCAAATCGGCCACCGCCTTGTCCGCCTGCGCGTTGTCGGCGATCAGCTGGAACGTCTTCGGGTCCACGTGCGCGGCGTCCACGATGCCCAGCTTGGTGGCCAGCTGCTGCGCCTGGTCGGCGGTCAGCCCGGCGCCCTCGGCGGTCTTCAGGAACGCGTCGTAGGCGGTCTGCGCGGCCTGCTGCGCGGCGGTGAAGCCCATCGCGGCGCCGTGCTGGGACGCCTCGTTCTGGTAGGCGGCGGTGGTGCTGGTGGCGTAGGCGGTCTGCATGGCTATCAGCTGGTCGTACAACGCGGAGCCCTGCTCGGTGGAACTGAGCACCGCCACGTTCCAGGTGGTCAACGCCGCCGCGTTCACCCCGCCGTTGTCGGCGGCGTCCTTGAACGCGGCCGCGGTGCCCCGCAGGGTGTCGTTCAGCAGCTTCGCGGCCTGGTCCATGCTGACGTTCATCCCGGCCGCGGTCTGCATCGACAGCACGAAGAAGTCCACCGCGGTGGACGCCGCCGCCGCCGCCGACTTCACCGAGTCCAGCGCCACCTTCACGTCGGTCTGCGCGGCCGCGGCCTTCGCCGCCTCCAGGTTCGCCTTCGCCTGTTCCTCGGCGAGCTTGGCCTGTTCGGCGGCGTTGGCCTGGGTGGCGGCGGTGGACACCCCGCTGGCGGCGGCCTGCCGCTCCAGCGCGGCGGCGCCGTCCAGCTGCGCCTGGGCCAGTTTCCCGGCGGCGCCGTTGGCGTCGATCATCCCGTCCACCGCGGCGGAGGTGTCCTTGGTCAGGTTCCGGGTGGCGTCGGAGTTGTCCGACTGCACCTTGATCCACTCTTCCTGGGTGCCCAGCAGGATCTGCACCGCCCGGTCGGCGCCGAACCCGGCCTCGGTGAGGCCCTTGAACGCGTCGGAGGTCAGGATCGCGTTGTTCTGCGCGGCCGCGGCCGCGTCGGACCAGGCGCCCTTCTGCGCGACCAGCGCCGCCACCACCGGCTGGTACGCCTCGGTGGCGGTGGCGGCGGCCTGCGCGGACCGCTGGAACGCCTGCGCGATCGCCATGATCGCCACCGTGATCCCGGCGAACGCCAGCCCACCGGCCAGGCTGCCGGCGATCCCGCCCAACGCGGACTTCATCCCGGCCATGCTGCCGGTCGCGGTTTTCACGCTGGTGGTGAACGCGGTGACGGACCGGGTGATGGACCCGCCCAGGATGGACCAGGCACCGAACGCGGCGGCCGCGGCCAGCACCGGCCCGGGCAGCTGCAACACCCACCCGACCATTTCCGCGATCGGGGTGAGCACGCTGGTGATCGCCGGGATCAGGTTGGTGAACCCGTCGCCCAGCCCGGACAGCGCCGGCAGCAGCGCGGTGCCGATCTGGGCCAGCGCGTTGTCCCAGGTCGCGGACAGCCGCTGCATCACCGACGCGTAGGAGTCGGTCTCCCGGGCGGCGGCGCCCTGCGCGTCGGCGGACTGTTTGGTGATCAGCGCCAGCGTGGCGGTGGCGGTCGCGGCCTGTTTGCTGGCGGTGGTGGTGGTGTCCAGGCCCTCGGCCATGATCTCCGCGTCGATCGCCGCCTGGGTGAGGCTGACCCCGTATTTTTCGATCGGGTCCCGTTCGCCTTTCAGCGCGGAGGACAGCGCGTCCACCGCCTCGGCGGTGGTCCCCCCGTACATCGCTGCCAGGTCGGCGCCCTGCCGGATCAGCTGGTCCGTCTTCGGGGCCAGGTCCTCCATCGCCACCCCGGCGTTTTTCAGCTGCGACCCGATCAGGGTGGCCAGGTCCTGGTACGCGGACTGGGACAACCCGACGGACTGCGCGGCCTGCGCGCCCCAGGTCTTCACCTGCCCGGCGGAGGACTTGAACACCGCCTCCACCCCGCCCATCGACTGCTGCAACCGGGACGCGGAGTCCACCGCGGCCTTCACGAACGCGGTGACCCCGGCGAACGCGGCGCCGGCGGCGGCCAGCTTGCCGATCTTGTCCCCGACGCTGTCGGTGGACTGGGACAGCTCCCGCATCCCGCCGGCGGCGTTCGCGGCGTCCAGCAGCACCCGGATCGTCAGCCGGGTGGACCGGTCGGCCATCGTTACCTACCCTTCCGGCGGGTGCCGGTCTGCGCGGTGCGGGCCGCCGCCCGGGACGCGGCGGCGCGTTTGTCGAAGATGTCCACCAGGGTGGCCAGGTAGTCGTCGCCCTCGGCCAGCAGCACCGACGGCGGCAGCCGGGTGGCCAGGCTCAGCTCGACGATGAACCGTCCCCAGCTCCCTGGAGGGTAGGGTCCACGTCCTCCCCGGCGGCCCTGGTCTCCACGCTCACGCAGTCGTCCAGGAACGCGTCCCAGCCGCCCGCGTACTCGCCGCTGCGTTTCGCGGCCGCCCAGCCGCAGAACGCCTCCCACAGGGCCACGTTGTCCGACATCGGGCCCCACGGCGGTTTCTGCCGTTTCGCGGTCTGGTCGTAGGCCACGTAGTCCTTGGTGACGGTCTGCACGGTGAACCGCCGGCCGTCGGCCAGCTCGATGTCAATCGTCATGCGTTTCATTCATTGCCCCCTGATCTGGCCGACGGCGCGGTCCACCGCGGCGGCGTAGGTGTCGGTGACCTGGTCCGCACCGGTGTCCAGCGCCCTGGCCATGTAGAACTTCGGGCGCACCCAGCGGGTGCCGAACTCCTGGAACGAGGCGTACGGGACGGCGGTGGCCACCTCGGCGCCGTCCGGGCCGAACCGGGCCACCCGGATGGAGCCGGCCAGCCGGCCGGTGCGGCGCGGCGCGAACGCGGCCGCCCGGGCCGCCAGCAGCGCGCCGGCGGCCCGGCCCGGGGCGGACAGGTCCGCCAGCTCCGCGGCCGCCGCCGCGGTGGTCCGGGCCAGGGTGTCGCCGCCCAGCAGCTGCACCCGCATCCCGTCCGCCATCTAGGGCGCCACCCCGGCCGCCCAGGCGGCGGCGTCCCAGTGCGCGGACCCGGTGCCCAGGTTCACCGACTGCCCGGTGGTCCACGCGCTGGCCGGGGACGCGGTCACCCCGCCGCCCTGCAACGCGGCCAGGTTCGCCGGGACCACCGCACCGGCCGGGGTGAACGCGCCGGGGGTGCCGGCGGTGGCGCCGGTCGCCGCGACCGCGCCGCCGCCGCCCGGGGTGATCGTCACGGCGGTCACGATCCACGTCACGTCGGACGCCATGATCGCGCCGTAGCCCTCGGTGGAGCCGAAGTCCATCGGGTCCAGCACCAGGGTGCCGGTCGCGGTGTCGCCGCCGTCGGTGTTCGGGGTGAAGCTGAACGACTGCTCGCTGCCCGGGTAGGTCTGCGACAGGTAGAACAACCCGTCGGCGCCGGACTCCAGGTCCAGGTCCAGGTTCCCTTCCAGGGTCTTGTCGTAGGTGACGGACCCGGCCTTCATCGTGCCGCAGAGCATGGTTTTGGAGTCGCCGCGGTTCGGTGCCTGCTTCAGGATCAGGTTGTTCACCTGGCAGGACACGTCCACCTCGGTGCCGGTCTCGCCGATCTTCAGGGTGCCGGGGCCGAACTTGTTCACAGAATCGTCCAGGGGGGCGGTCATCGCGCGGGTCCTTTCAAAGAGAGTTTCGGTTGGTGGACCCGGTCGGTCCAGGTGAGCCGGTAGGCGGGCAGCGGCGCCGCCTGGTGCGGCACCAGCAGGTCGGCGGGTTCGGCGTGCACCGCGGCCAGGCCCAGCGCGGCGGTGACCTGGTCCAGCAGCTGCCCCAGGTTCACCAGGTCGATGCTGCGGCCGGCGGCGCCGGTCACCGCGTACACGGTGAACGCGGCGTCGAAATCGCCGCGGCCGAAGCGCCAGTCCAGGACCGGCGGGGCCACGAACACCGCCGGCGGGTTCAGGTCCCGTTCGTCCTGGGTGGCCCGGACCCCGGCCGCGGTGAGCCGGTCCACCACGGCCTGTACCGCGTCGGCGACGTTCACCCGACACCGGGCAGCGCCCACAGCCCGGTGCGCAGCGCCCGGCCGATCTCCGGGTCGTACCGGGACACGTAGGTGACGGACTCGCCGAAGGTCTCCACCCCGCCGGGGGAGTTCCGGCGGCGGACCAGCCGCGCGGCCAGCATCACCGCCGCCTGGTACACCTCGGCGTCGGGTTCGTACACCACCGGCCAGCCCGGCGGCGGCGGGTCCGGCGGGTACGGGTCGTCGGGGTCGTGGTACACCCAGGCGTCCGACCGGGCCCGCTGCACCTGCGGCTCGACAGCGGCCGCGCAGCGGACCACCAGGTCGTCGTCGGCGGTGTCCGCACCCGACAGGCGCAGCTGCGCCTTCACGTCGGCCACGTCCAGCCACTGCGGGGTGTACTCGGGCATGAGGGTTACGGCACCGCCGTCACGGTGACGGACACCACGCCCAGCGGGTCGTTCACGATCTCGGCGGAGTACCCGAACACGCCGGCGTCGATGCCGCCGTTGGCCAGGTCCACCGCCCGCACGGTGAACGGGTTCCCCCGCGGCGTGTACTGGGTGACCGCCCGCCGGTCCCCGGCCAGCACGGTGCCGGCCGGCACCTCGGTGGACTCGAAGATCGACAGGTTGTTCACGCTGGCGGCGGCGCCGGACAGGTCCACCGCGGACGACTGCGCCAGCCACCACGGCGCCTCCGCGGAGGTGATGCCCAGGTACTCGGCGTACAGGTCGGTGGCGATGGCGATCCAATTGACCTTGGCGCCGGCCTTCTTCAGGGTCTGCGCGGCCACCGCCACCGCGGCGATCACGTCGGCGGCCGGGGTGGCCACCGCGGTGGCCTCGGCGATCACCAGGGCACCGATCGCGGCGTCCAGCTTCTTGGCGTAGTCCTGGGAGACCAGCCGCAGCCAGGTGTTCATCACCGATTCGTCGCCGAAGTCCAGCCAGATGCGGTCGAAGTCGGCGCCCACGGCGTGCCGGTGGGCCAGCAGGTTCACCGGCTCGAACCCCAGGGTGCCGTCGGTCGGGATGGGCGCCTTGTCCCCCGGGTACGGGGAGATCTGCGGGCCCGCCGGGAGGCGCTTCCAGCCGGTCAGCCGCATCCCGGTGAGGGTCGCGGAGGTGACCGCCTGCGCCCAGTCCAGCTGCTGGTATTCCGGGGTCCACAGCTCGCCCAGCCACTGCACCGGGTTCGTCGCCGCGGAGGTGGTGGAGGTCGGGGTGATGTCGGCCAGGGCGGCGTTCAGCGCGGCGGCGGTGCGGCCGCCGTCCACGTAGGCGGCGGACAGCTGCGCGGCCGCGGCGTCCAGGGTGATCGCCCCGGCCTGCCGGCGGCGGGACGCGGTCAACGCGGCCGGCGCCCGGGTGCTGCTGCTGCGGCGGTCCGCCGGCCCGGCGGGGGGGGTCCGGGTCGGCGGTGCCTGGTCGTCGTCCTGGTCGTCGTCGCGTTCGGCGGCGATCCGGGCATCGGAGAACGCCGGCAGCGGCACCAGCGCGACGGCGGCCAGCTCGGCGGTGATCAGTTCGCCGTCGTCGTCCAGCTCCACGTCCTCCAGCTCCACCGACAGCGCGTCCCGGGTGCCCTCCCGGGCCTCCAGCAGCGCGGCGTCGCCGTCCGGGGTGCTGGCGATGTGCAGCTCGGCGGTCAGCCCGTCGGTGGTCTCCCGCAGCGCGGTGACGTACCCGACGGGGCGGGTCCGGTCATGCCCCACGAACACCTTGATCCGGC